GCGCAAACGCTGCGCAAGCAGCATCAACCGGCGCCAACGCCATCGGAGCCGTGCAAGCTGACGTCGCCGCTGGTGGACAAGGAGCCGTCAAACTATTTTTCCCAACCCAATTCGGAATCCTCTCCGCGATTGCGACAGCCGGTAATGCGGTCTTCGCAGTTACGAGCGGATTGGTCGTCGGAACTTACGCCAACGCATCGACCGTGACTCTCGGAGTTGCGATCAACAGCGGCGTTTCCGGTGATGTCATCGAATACGTCCCCAAATTCATCCAATAACTAATCACCCAATATGGCACTCTCATACACAACAATTCGCGCCGATATCGCGCAGGCCGTCTTTGAAGGCTTGTCGAACAAAAACAACTTGTTCATCGGCACCGAAGTCATGCCAGTTTACTCGTCCGACGTTAAGTCTGGCGCGTATCTGAAATTGAACATCGGTGATTCTGAAACTCTCAACGACGACGTTCTAAAAATCGCCGCTGGTGCTGGCTATCCACGCACAAGCCGCCGGTTCACGAGCGATTCTTTCGACGCGATTGAATACGGTCTCGAAGAGGTTCTTCCTGACTCTAACCGCCGCGATCTCGACAGATTCTTCGACACCGAGGTAAACATCGCCGCGATGTTGCTCCGCCAAATCCAAGTCTCCCACGAGGCTCGTGTTGCTTCCGCAGCATTCGCCTCCAACGGTCTGACCGCGATCAGTGCATCGGCAGCATACACCGACGCGAACATCACCAGCTTCGACGTTCCCGGCGACGTTGCTTCGGCCAAGTTGGAACTCGCCAAGTTTGGCGTTCTTCCGAACACCTTGATCATGTCAATGCCTTTGTTTGAGCGCATCCGCCGTTCTGCCAAAGTGCAGAACCAATTCTTCGGCATCGTTCCTTCGGATCAAAGCCGTCTCTTGAGCGAAGGCGAAGTTGCCGCCGCTGTCGGCGTTGACCGCGTTCTCGTAGGCCGCGCACCAAAGAACACCGCCGCAAAAGGCCAAGCCTATGCCGGCGGATTCATCTGGTCGAACACCTACCTCGCACTCGCCACAACCTCCGGCGGAGATTTCTCCGGTGGTGGATTCGGTCGCACGATTGTATGGGCCGCAGACAGTCCCGTACCTTTCGTTTCCGAAACCTACCGTGACGAAGCTCGCCGCGCTAATGTTCTCCGTGTTCGCCAGAACTCGGCTGAGAAAGTCATCGACGGATCGAGCATCATCCGCATCACAACGGGGTTCGCATAAGATTCCCCAAGCAGTCAGCATCGAAGAAGCCACCTCGAAAGGGGTGGCTTTTTTGCGTTGACACGATATCCTTTTTGTAAACATGAACCAAAAAATGAAGCTGGTCGCAGGGCTTATCTGCGGCAACGAAGAACCGCGCATCGAGCGATGCGTGAATTCACTCAAGCAAATCTGCGACGAGATTGTTGTCGTTCGCGCAATCGGCGCACTCAAGCCAGACCGCACGCTAGAAATAGCAAAGGAACTAGGTTGCCACGTTGACGAGTATTTCAATTCGCCGCTAGTTGCAGACTGGGAGCATCTGGACAACTTCGGCGAGGCTAGAAACAAAGCATTCGCGAAAGCCTACGAACTTGCCGGCAAAGACGGCTGGGTAATGTGGGCCGACTGCGACGATATTATCGATCCGGCAATGGTCGCGCCTACGCTTGCCGCACTTGAGGAATGCCCACCAGAGCAAGACTGGATTCTCACCGATTATGTAATTCCAGAACAAGGAAAACGCGCGCCGAGGGAGCGTTTCTTCCGTTACAAGACAGCGTGGTGGCATCGGCCTGTGCACGAAAACGCGCAGCCTACGAAAGACGTGGCGGTCTGTATGCGCCGCGACCTGGAGATTGTCCACGCACCGCCAATCGGGCAACGCAACAGCAGTGAGCGCAACCGCAGAATCTTGATGCACCAAGACCGGATGACGTCGCATTTCAAGTTTTATTTGCACTACGAAAACTTCATCGCAGGGAAAAAAGAACTCGCGGCAAAGTACGGATCAGAAGCATTGGCCTTGAGCGATCTCGACGGCGTTAACAGATACGAGATTCTTTTAAACTGCGCCAACATTACGAGCGGGGAAACATCGCTCAACCTTGCACGCAAGGCCAAGGAGCTTGAGCCGAAACGCCGCGAAGCCTACGGACTAGAAGCCAGCATTCTGCTCGATGATAAAAAATACCAAGATGCGTTGAAAGTCGTAGAAGAAATGCTCGAAGTGCCGACTCCTAAATTTCCACAATGGACTCACCGCAAGGAGTGGTACGGATGGAAGGGAGATCAACTCTACGCATGGACGCTCCGACTGCTCGGACGCAACGAAGACGCCGAAGAGATCGAGCGCGAGACGCTGGCGGGATCAAGCAAGTTTAAAATTTCGCTAGTCCATGCAACGCGAGGGAGGCCCGTGGAGGCCGTGCAATGTATGACGCTATGGTTATCACGCGCAACGCACCCAGAACGAGTAGAGCACATCTTCGCGGTCGATCACGATGACGCCACGGCAGACGTTCTAAAACGCTTTCGATCTGTGACGCAAAAAGAGGGCGGGTTTTCCGTCGGAGCATGGAACTTGGGGGCATCAGAAGCGACTGGTGATGTTATCATTCAACTCTCGGACGACTGGGAATGTCCTCCAGGGTGGGACGAAATGATTGAAAAGCGTCTTGATATTTCAAACCCGCAGGTGCTTCGCATTTCGGACGGCTACCGCAAAGACGAATTACTTTGCATGGCGATCTTGACGCGCAAATATTATGAGAAGCATGGACTATTTAACCCTCGATTCCAAAACGTGTACAGCGACACGGACTTCACCTTTCGTGCCGCGAAGAATGGGGCGATCATTGATGCTCGCGACATTGCTATCGTTCATCACCATCCGTTTTTTGAGGAGCGTCCGCTCGATGCGACATATCAGCGTGGAAACGATCCGGCAGAGTATGCAAGGGCAAAGAAAATCTTCGACGAACTCCACCCGAAATGAATAACCAGCCAACACCAGATACGGATGAAAGATCAGTTCCGCACATTGGATTTTATTCGTGCGCAACTGTTCCTGCAGAGTTCGCACGAAAACTAGAACGTGAGCGAGACGAGGCGCGGCAGAAATACGACAACCTAGCCACCGAACATATGCTAGCAGTTAACAAAATTTGCAACGAACGCGACGAGGCGCGGGAGGAAGCGCATCGGTTTCGGTCATTGCATTACAGCCACCTCGGAATTAACGGGAGCGCAAGCTGGTTTCCGTGGGAGGCAAAATGAATAAAGATGTCACGTTGATCGTATTTGAAGGACTGAAAACGAGGCACGAACAAAGCGAAAATCTATTCGACCACCTTTGCGGTCTGGGCGGATTCGGAGACGCCGTTTACATAGCGGAAGACTGCAATTATCAACAAGCGATGCACTGGGAGCTAGGCCGCTTTGCCGACTATATCGACACTTCTCACGCGCTCATTTGCACGCATGACGGCTTCATAGCTAATCCGCGCCTGTGGCAGGACGAGTGGATCGAATACGATATGATTGGAGCACCTTGGCCTGCATCTTGGAACGTGGGGCATCGCGTCGGCAACACCGGATTCACGCTCCAGAGCATGAAATTCTTGGAGATGGCAGCGAAGGCTGAACCGCTCTGGAAGGGAGAGGCTGGCGATGTCTTCCTTTGCCGCACAATGGAGCAATGCTTCCGCGATAACGGCATTAAATACGCGCCGGTAGAGGTCGCAGCTGCATTTTCTTGGGAGCATTACATCCACGAAAACACGGCAGGCGCGGATCGCTCGTTCGGATTTCACGGCTGGGTCGCAGGGAAAACACCGGATCAATACTATACGTTTTGAACATCCTCATCGCTTATCATTTGCGACTCGGAGACATCGCACGGTGCTTACCGATTGCAAAGCACTTCGCGGATCGAGGCCACAACGTCACCTTTGAGTGCATGGCAGAATACCACGGCCTTTTCGCGATGGTCGATTACTGCCGGCCGATCTATCCGCAGGCAGACCACAGTGGATTTGACCGCATCATCAACCTTCAAATCTGGCCGGATCTGCACGAAGACTTTTGCGCGAGTCCGCTGAGCTGGAG